AATAAATGAGTTCGGAACTGCAGATTATATTTTTCAATCACCAATCATAAACTTAGTTAATAACAATTTAAATGACTTATAAAATTATAGTTGCCTCACAAAAAGAAAAACTAAATGAAACTTTATTATATCGTTCTCTTGTAGCTGCATGTATTGATCCTGATAATGTTTTATTTTATGGAAATAATTCACAGTCAATTACATCAATATACAATAAAGGTATTAAGGATTGTAGAAAGCAAGATATAAAAATTGCTGTTTTTGTGCATGATGATGTATATATTAACTGTAATGACTTCGAACACCGTATTAGAAAGTATGCAAACAAGTTTACTTTAACAGGTCTTGCTGGTACTAAAAGTGTATCTGTTAAAGAACCAGTTTTATGGCACTTAATGGGTGAAAGAGATAGCTTAAGAGGCTGTGTGGGTCATGGTAATGATGAGAATTTCTACTCATACACCTCTTTTGGACCAGTTCCAGATAAAGTTATCATGGTTGATGGCGTGTTTATGATTGTTAATTTAACAACCTTACCTGAAAAAAATAATTTTGATGAAAAAATCCCTTCTAAATTCCATTTTTATGATCTTTGCTTTTCTCTTGATTGCAGTCTTGATAGAATCCCTGTCGGCGTTGGTGACATTCCTATCATCCATAATTCGCCAGGGCTAAGAGAAATGTCAGAAGATTGGTTAAACGGTCAGAAGTACTTCTTAAACAAATATAATAAATTTGTTGGTAAGAAGTTGACTGTGTAACGGAACGAATCTATAATGCGTTATGGAAAAAAATGAGCTAAAACTCAATTTAGATGAGTATGAGAACGTGATTGTGTATAAATCTCTTACTGATGAGAGGTATTTAACTACAGTTATTGATCATATTAATGCAAATTTCTTTAAGGATAAGAATATTAAGAAGATATTTGATGTAATTAAAGGTTTTTATATAAAGCACAATACAGTTCCTACGATTACTGAGCTAAAAACGTATATTAACTCGGATGAGACTAGAGAAGCCTTTAAAACCGTATTGAGAAACTTTTCAAACATCGATAAAAACTTAAATGATGATGAATTGATGCAAAGTACTGAGAGATACATCAAGGAAAGAGCTATTTACAACACAATGCTTGAAGTAGCTGAAGATGTTAGTAGTGGTAAGGTGGATACTAGCTTTATTCTTGATAAATTTGAAAAGAGTTGCAATATTGACCTAAAAAGAGACATTGGATTAGACCTTTTTAAAGATATTAAGGTGGTGATTGACGATCTAAACGCTGATCAACCTGTGATTCATTCAAGATGGAAGTGGTTAGATGATAAATTAGGTGGAGGTTTCCTAAGAAACGGCCGGGCAATCTATGTTTTTGCTGGTGAAACTAACGTTGGTAAGAGTATTTTCTTAGGTAATATTGCTTCTAACATTGCAAGCCAAGGTAATACTGTATTAGTTATAACTCTTGAGATGAGTGAGCTGATTTACGCTAAGAGACTATCATCTAACATCACTAAAATACCTTTACGTTCATTAAAAGAAGAGAGTTCTACGTTAAAACAGCAGATAGAAGAGATTAGCAAGGCGAACCCCGATTGTAAAATTATTATCAAAGAGTTTCCCCCTAGTACTATAACTCCGCACCAGCTTCAAGGCTATATTAAGACGATTCTTAATAAGAATATTAAAGTCGATGCAATTGTGCTTGATTATATCAACCTTTTAAAGAGTCCTGAAGGTAGTAACAGCTATGAACGTATTAAATTTGCCACCGAGCAGGTAAGAGCGTTGTCGTATGTGTTTAATTGCCCTATCATTACAGCTACCCAGTTAAATAGACAGGGGTACGATGTAAAAAATCCAGGTATTGAGACGATTGGTGAGAGTATTGGCTTGGCAGCCACTGCAGATGTCATTATTAGTATCTTTCAAGATGAAGAAGATAGGGAGTTAGGTTGTGTTAAGCTCGGAATGATGAAAAATCGTTTTGGAGCTAATCATGGTACCACTATTATGAAGCTAGACTATAATACTTTGACCGTGACCGAAGATGAATCATTAATGAATCAAGGCGAACAAGGTAGTATTGCAAAATCTCTCAACACATTTAGTAATTAGTTGATATAAAAAAAAGCTAATTAAATAATCTTTAATTAGTTATGTTGCATGAAAGAAGTATATCAAAATCTCCTTACGGTAGTATTGAAGATGAAGAACTAACTCACGCTTTTTATAGCTTTTGTACCTTTTGTTTTCTTTATTATGGTAAAAAGATTAATTTTGCTACAATTTTCACCAAATTACTTCAAGAAGAAAAGTTAAGAACCATTTATAAGATTAGTATTGCAGAAAGTAGCGATTTTGAAGCGTTGAGAAAGTTTATTATCTTTGAACCTACCATCACTAAGAGCAAATATATTACAAAGATTATAAATAAAGGTAAGATTTTTTAGGAACATTGGTACAATATATAAGTGACTGAAAGAGAAAAATACATTTATAATTGTTATTTAGAAACGACTCGCAAACTTAATAACAAACCATTTAGATACCGTAAAGACTTTGAAGGCTTTGAAGAAAGAGAAGATTATATTTACATAATACGGTTGTCTACTTTTTTTAATAAGTTTCCAAACGTTAATATTAAAGATTTTTTTGAAGCTCCATTTTTTGTTTATAAAGAAGATGTGGTTGGTTTGGAATTTTATAATAGCCAGAGAGCTATTAAAGCATATACCATATATCAGAATGAATTTTTGGTTAATAACCCTGATAACTCACAAACTTTAATAAAAATTAAGGATAGTTTCATTTTTATTAGAGACTTTTGCAAGTCAGTTAATATTCTAGTATCAAGCTACACTACTTTTAAACCAGCAGATAGTCAATGGCATAGTTTTTTAATGCATTTAAAAAATAGACAAGTTAATCTTTATGCCTTGTTTACCTTTCCTGAGTTTGATAAAATATTACAACAATATGACACAGAAATTAAGAGCTACGTATTTGGCGATACTTTTAACAATATCAATTTTTATCGGACGAAGTACTACAGTAGTCCGAAAGCTAAAAAACTTTGCATTTTAATGTACAATAAGTTGACTTCTTAACCGGAACACCTATAATATAAATTTATGACTATGATTAATAACAATATATTCCAGAGCATTAAGAGTGCTCTCGCTCAAAGCAATACTGACAGCGGTCTTGGTAATATTCTTAAGACTGAAGTAGGTAATACCTACACTGTACGTCTTCTACCTGCTAAAGATCCAAAGAATACCTTCTTTCATTTTTATACCCATGGTTGGAATAGCTACGCTACTGGTAAGTATGTAGCTGCTACTAGCCCGCAAACGTTCGGTGAACGTGATCCAATCTCTGAAGAACGTTTTCGTGTTCTTCGTTCTGGTACTGATGCTGAAAAGGAAAAGATTAAGACTATCGGTCGTAGCGAAAAGTGGCTTGTTAATGTTTTAGTTATTAACGACCCAGTTAATGCTGAAAATAATGGTCAAGTAAAACTTCTTCGTTACGGTAAGCAACTTCAAAAGATCATTCTTGATGCAATCGAAGGTGAAGATGCTGACGAGCTTGGTGCACGTATTTTTGATCTAGGACCTCAAGGTGTCAACTTAAAGATCAAAGTTGAAAAGCAAGGTGATTATCCAAGTTACGTTTCATCTAAGTTCTCTATGCCAGCTGCTATTGCTGATATGGATGATGCAAAAGGTAAGAAGATCTACGATAGTGTTTACGATCTTACAAAAGTATTCACGATTAAATCGTATGATGAACTTAAAGCAATGCTTAATGAGCATTTTTATTGCAATGTCGTAAAGGATGAGGTTGATGTTATTACTCCGGATGCTACTAAACCATCTCCAGTATATGCACCTAAGCCAGCCGCGATTGTTACAACTACTACCAATACTACTAACGATGACGAGATCAATAGTCTGCTTAAAGAACTTGACGCCAGCAACTAATGGACCAAGATCATAAAGAGTTATTAATCGGTTTGATTGGTAGCACTTATGGTGAATTAAAACAGCTGGACGCATCTATTATAGGTTCGTCCGGCACTTTAAATCGCAGAAGTGACGAGGTTAAAAACGAACTGGCTAAGATTATGAATACAGTTCCGCAGCAACCTCGTCCTGTACCCTCTTATAACCCACCTGTACCAGTTGCAGCTCCTCAACCTCCTCCCGGAGCGGTGAATCTTCCATATATTCAACCAAATGAGACTCAGACTGAAAAAATACAACCTAGTAATGATCAATTTGAATTTAATTTTGATAGAAAAGTTCGGTACGAAGATATCGAAAACAAACTCATCGATATGGAAATTAAAATAGATAAACAAATAGCAATTGTTGAGGCTGTATTAAAAGAACTTACTAATAGTCCTAAACCCAAAAAAAAAGTAAGTGGTTCTTTGGACGGTTTTAATCTATAATAGGTAAATGAAATTAAAAATTAAAAATAGGAAGGATTTTATTACGAATATCCTTGGACCTATCTCGAACTTAAACGACTCAACTGTTATTAAAGTTGAGAAAGATAAGATTAGTAATATTACTGCATCGCAGGATGCAACTTTGGTATTGTATTCCGAAACTGAATGCAATACTGACGGTGAACGTAATCTTAATATACCTGATATTAAAAAGTTTGTTCGAGTGCTTGAGTGTGTTGATAGTGAAGATTTAGAATTTGATGTATCATCGAATAATATTCAACATAATAGTGAGTCTTTTAAATTTAAGTACCATTTGCTTGAAGATGGTATCATGAAGATACCATCTATTAATATTAAGAAGATAAATGATCTTAAGTTTGATACAACTTTTAAAGTGAGCGAGGCAAAGCTATCCACTCTCTATAAAGGCGCATCTTTTACTACTGAGACTAATAAGCTTTATATCTATTTTGAGAATAATAAAATATATGCCGAGTTAGGTGATAGAAATCGTCATAATTCAGATAATTTTCAGACGATTATAGCTGATACGTACGAAGGTAGCTCATTATCTAAGACCATTCCTATTAATTTTGAAACGTTTAGACTTATTAACTTCAATAAGAGTAGCGATATTCAATTTGCTGTCAATGTTAACTACGGAGTATTAAAAATATCACTGACAAAAGGTAATACTAAATTGATTTATATTGTATCGGCTTTAATTAATTAATATGGCTAATACGCATAACCCGTTCCGTAAGAAAGAAAAGAAAGTTTCCAACAAAATTAGCACAGCAGGCTACTTTATTAAAAGACTTAAAGATAGTGGCTTTGTAGTATGGAAAATTTTTAATGCTTATAATACAGCCGATCCAAGACGTTGGACTATTTTAGTTGATCCAGGTCTTTCATCAGTGTTTATTACCTGTTATAGTAATAAGCACAGTATTAATGAAGTTTTATTTGAGTTAGATGATGGCGGATGTAAATTTCAGAAAGGTTTCTTCTATAATACAGAAAGTATTGAAATTATCGTATCAGAACTAATTTCAAAAGGAATTAACAATGACATGGCAAAAAACCCTTTCGGTAAAATTAAATAAAAGTATGAGCGATAATGCACCAGATAATGGTGTAAAACCAAAGAAAATAAAACTTACAAAAAAATCAACCGCACCCTCCCCTATACCGACTTTGCAACAACAACCGCCTCAAATTCCTGATGCTGTTATTGAACAACTTATTAAAGATGCAATCAGAATTAGGGTAATTGAGCGCAAAAATAGACAGGTTGATGATGAATTAGATGCAATGGTTACTACTTGCCAGGAGTTTATGAAGAGTTTTGTTATCTTAGGTTATGGTTTAGATGGTGATCAGATACCACCCATTATTGTCTGTAATAATCAGCAAGAAGCTGATGCAATCGGCAACTATTTACAAAAATTCTTACATCATCTTGCAAGAAACGATGGACAAATACAATGACATCCTTATAATAAGGTGTGGAAACAAAATTAATTGCAATTACTAAACCTCAAATTGAGGTGGCAAATGAAATCGCTTTAACTCCAGAAGAGTTTATCGTTTATATTGCCAGAGTCAGCAATCCTTCCAATCAACTCAATACTGAGACAGGTTCTAAGCTACTTAACTACCTAGTTAAACATAAACATTGGAGTCCGTTCGAGCATATATCAATTACTTTTGAGATTAAAACATCAAGAGCAATTGCAGCACAGATCTTACGTCATAGATCATTCACTTTCCAAGAGTTTAGCCAGCGTTATGCTGAAGTAACTGAGTTAGAAGATATTGAATGGCGTAAACAAGGTAAAACTAACCGCCAAGTCGGTGATGAATCTATAGTATTGGAGGACCACCTTAAGAATACAGTTTACAACCTACAAAAGCTTATAAAAAGCACGTATGACACGTTAATTGATAACGGTATTGCTAAAGAGTGTGCTCGAATGATATTACCACTCAATACTAGGACAACTATCTATATGACCGGTACGTTGCGTAGCTGGGTACACTATCTAGACCTAAGATGTGCTGCGGAAACACAGAAAGAACATAGGGATATAGCTTTATCCATTGCTTACCAGTTAAAGATACAGTTTCCTAAGACGTTTAATGCAATAGATCAGGTAAACGATGCATCCCCATATAATCGCTAATGAAAACAAAGGTAAAACTTACAATCCCATCTAAGTTTGAGGTTATTAAGAACCTTATTAGAGATCGATTCAAAAAGCAACCAACTAACCGTGAAGTATATGCTGTAGGTACCGGTACATATGTAGGGGAGATGTTTGTTTATGTTAAAAAAGATAGTGAAAACTACTATTTTTTGAGTATACCGAAAAATATTAATAGAAGTATACCAATAGATAAGTTTGAATGGGCTATGCAGTATAAAATAGCTGAGTTTGTTCAAAAACTACCCGGTAAAGTGTATCAAATATGTATCGCGCAGTATAAACATAATGAATCTACTGTTGGAGCTAAGGAATTGACGATTAAATAGATATATGTTCATCCAACCAACAAAGATTGTATCTCCTCATACCGGTCAAGCATGTTATCCACAGATTAATACTTTTACCCAGGATGGTAAAACATATGAACAGGCTGTTTATAACGATCCAATTACTGGAGCATTTGTAAAAAGAGGTATGGTTAGCATTAAAGATGCTAAAACAGGTGAGTTACTTCAAGATATCAACAATAGTGCCATTAACTCAGTTAGAAGTGTAAGTTACAGACAGTAAGTTGATATTTTAAGGAAATAACTCATAATGATTGAGTGATTCCGATACCAGAACAATATGTTATTCAAAAATTTTACGAGTGTGTAAGCTATCCTTCTCGTAATAAGTTTAATAATACGTATAATGGTGCTTGCCCTTTTTGTAAAGAAGGTAAAAGCTTTGGTAAAAAGACTAGATTCTTTTATATACCTGAAAAAGAGTTAGCATACTGCCATAACTGCGGTTATAGTAAGAAAATATTTAACTTTCTTTTAGATTTAACCGGTAAACCGTTTACAGAAATTATAAACGATATTAAAAATGGTAATTTTAGTGAGCAACTGGTTATCCCTAAACCTACTCCAACTACTACAGTTGTATCTAAGTCGTTACCTGACGATTGTATTAATTTATCAGATAAAAATCAGTTAGAGTTCCATAAAAATAATCCAGTAGTTGGTATTTGTTTAAATTTAATTAAGAAAAGACGGTTAGACACTGCAATTAATAGACCAATTACGTTTTATCTATCATTAACTGATAAAGTTCATAAGAATAGACTAGTACTTCCATTTTATGATACAGAAGGTAATATCATTTTTTATCAAAGTAGAACATTACTACCTGCAGATGAAAAAATGAAACCTAAATACCTGGGTAAGCCAGGTGGTACTCGTAGTTTGTATGGTATTCACAATATAGACCCTACTTTAGAACATCTTTTTATATTTGAGGGGCCTATAGATTCATACTTTGTTAAGAATGGATTGGCTGTATGTGGTATTACTGAGGACAATAACAAAGATTTCAACGAATTGCAACGTCAACAAATCGTAGCACTACCAACATTTAATAAAATATGGTGTCTAGACAATCAATGGAATGATAATGCATCGTTAAAAAAGAGTTTCTTACTTGCAGATATAAACGAAAAGGTGTTTATATGGCCAGAAGAGATGAAAAAGGTCAAAGACCTTAATGAATACTGTATTTCAAAATCTATAAATAGTATAGATCCGCAGTTTATTGTTGATAACACCTTTACAGGGTTAAAAGCAAAAATTATCTTAACTAATATTAAGAATAATTTGGCTTAAGAGTACTTATACTTAGGATCGTTTGATGTAGCTAAGTAACCAACAAGTTGTTGATTTAAAGTAGCTAATTCACCTGCAACCCGAGCAATTTTCTTTGTTTCAGCACCTTTGATTTTGTCGAAAAGTGTTTGAGCCTCTGCTGAATTTAATCTACTCTGCACGGAATTGGGAGTCGGACCGTTGATAAAACTAATAAAATCTTCAATCTTAGCAGTCCAACCTTTTAATTCATCATGCATCTTCATTTGAATTGAGCTCATTGTAGCGACCACTTGGGCATCAACTGGAGGGACATCTTGAACGTCGAAATCTTCTGGTGTTGAGCCTTTATCTAGTGTTTGCACCATGGC